ATTCATTCACTGCAATTAAAACAGCAACAACCCCAGCATATACAATTTTAGCGTCACAAACTCAATTTAATTAGGAGATTTTGTAATGCCTTTAAACTCAACACGTGGAGCTGGATCAGCAAAAGGATTTGGATTAACTTCTGGTGGTAAGCCTCCAATTGAAGTTGATTATTTAGTAGTAGCAGGAGGAGCTGGAGGAGGACAAGCTGCAGGAGGACACGTAGATGCAGGCGGTGGTGGAGCAGGTGGATATAGAACATCTTTTCCTGGAGGAACAAAAATTTCTTTATTAACAAATACACCTGTTCCCATTACTGTAGGATCTGGTGGTCCTGGTGGTCCTAGTCCAAATGGAGCTCCTGGAGCAGCTGGTGGTTCTTCAATATTTAGTTCAATCACTTCAGCAGGTGGAGGTGGAGGTGGCGGATATAGAACTCCTAGAGGAGCTGGAGGATCTGGCGGAGGATGTGGATTAGACGCTCCTTTAGGTGGAGGAATTGGAAATACGCCTCCTACGTCTCCTCCACAAGGAAATAATGGTGGAGATGTATTAGGCAGTGCCCCTATAGTTAATGCTCCAGGAGGTGGAGGTGGAGAAGCCAGTTCAGTAGGAAGTGATGGTGGCACCGGTGGACCAGGTGTTGGTGGATCAGGCTCTGTAAATTTAATTGATAGTAATTCTGTAACATATGCAGCAGGTGGTCCAGGAAGTAATGGTCCTTTAGGAAATGCGAATACAGGAAACGGTGGTAGCGGAGGACAAAGTGCTGCTGCAGGTGGATCTGGAATAGTAGTTATAAGAGCACCTGGAGCTAGTTCACCAAGATTTTCAGTTTCTCCTGGAACTAATACTAAAACAACAAGCCCAGCACCAGATGGAGCAGCTACAATATTAAAATTCACTGTAGATGGGACATTAACAGTAACATAATTATATATGGCACACTTTGCAGAACTAGATATAAATAATATAGTAATAAAAGTACATACAGCTTGTAATATTGATATTCAAAATAATGGAGGAGAATTATCAGAACAAGCAGCAAAACATTTTGAAAAAACAGCTTCATTATCAAGTAATGGAGTTAAATATGTACAAACATCTTATAATAATAATTTTAGAAAAAAATATGCAGCGGTAGATGATTATTATGATCCTACAAAAGATAAATTTATAATTAAACAACCTTATCTTAGTTGGACATTAGATAGTAATGATGATTGGCAAGCTCCTATATCTAGACCAGTAACTTATTTAGATAATATATTAGATCCTGATAATAATCCATGTCCAGATCTTTATATTTGGAATGAAGAAAGTAAAACTTGGCAAAAAAGCCCTGTTTAAATACTAGATAATTACACTTTACTTTTATTTAAAAATTTAATATAAATTCTTTAGAATGAATCTACAGAATTATTATTACTATTTTAAAAACGCACTTACACCTAGATTTTGTGATGAATTAATTAAATATGGTGTTTCACAACAAGAACAATTAGGATTTACAGGTGACCAAACGAAAAAACTTAATAAAAATAAACCACTATCTAAAAAAGATATAAATGATTTAAAAAAGAAAAGAGATTCTAATGTTGTATGGTTAAACGATGCTTGGATTTATAAAGAAATTCATCCCTTTATACATAGAGCAAATAAAGATGCTGGATGGAATTTTGATTGGGATTTTTCAGAGTCCTGTCAATTTACAAAATATAAATTAAATCAATTTTATGATTGGCATTGTGATTCTTGGAATGGACCATATGATATGGTGAATGATAAAAATATTCATGGTAAAATTAGAAAATTATCTGTTACATGTTCTTTGTCACATCCTGAAGATTATGAAGGAGGTGAATTAGAATTTAATTTTAGAAATACAGACCCAGGAAAAGAATCATTTAAAAAATGTGATGAAATATCTTCTCGTGGTTCTATCGTAGTATTTCCATCTCATGTATGGCATCGTGTTAGACCAGTAACAAAAGGAATAAGATATTCATTAGTCATTTGGAATCTTGGATTTCCTTTTAAATAAAATGAAAACAATACAAAATTTTTTAGAAAAAGATATTTTTAACAATATTAAGAATATATTATTAAGTAATAATTTTCCTTGGTATTACAGTCAAATAACTGGAAACAAAAAAGACTATTCTGATTCTTTTTTTTATCATTTTTTATTTCACGATGATCAACAAAAAAGTCCTCATTTTAATAAAGTATTAATGCCTATTATTAGTAAATTAAATTTTAATTATTTATTAAGATCAAAAATTAATTTTTATACTAAAAAAAATAAATTTATAAAAACAGCTTTTCATTTAGATTATCAAGAACCTCATACAGTAGCTCTTTTTTCAATAAATACAAATAATGGGTTTACTTTATTTAAAAATGGTAATAAAGTACCCTCTATTGAAAATCAATTATTAATTTTTGATGGTCAATTAGAACATTGTAGTGTATCTCAAACAGATGAGAAATTTAGAATAAATATAAACATAAATATAATATGACAAATTTTAAAGAAAAAAAATTTACAATTATAAAAAATGCAATATCAAAAGAACTTGCAGATTTTTGTTACAATTATTTTTTAATGAAAAGACAAGTTGCAAAGACAATGTTTGATACACGTTATATAAGTCAATTTACTGAATATTTTGGAATATGGAATGATTCACAAGTTCCAGAAACTTATTCGCATTATTCTGATATAGTAATGGAAACATTACTTTTTAAATTACTTCCAATAATGGAAAAACATACTAAATTAAAATTAAATCCTAACTATTCTTATGCAAGAATTTATAAAAAAGGAGATATATTACATCGTCACAAAGATAGATTTAGCTGTGAAATATCTACTACATTAAATTTAGGTGGAGATCCTTGGCCAATATATTTAGAACCTTCAGGAAAAGAAGGAAAAGAAGGTATTAAAGTAGATTTAAATTTTGGAGATATGTTAATTTATAGAGGAAATGAATTAGAACATTGGAGAGAAAAATTTAAAGGAGAAAATTGTTGTCAAGTTTTTTTACATTATAATAATTTAAAAACAAAAGGATCAAAAGAAAATATATATGATAGAAGACCACATTTAGGACTTCCTGGATCATTTAAAATAAAAAAATGATAGAGAATTTAGAAAATAAAATAAAAGAATTAGAAGAAAAACTTCAAATGGAAACAATGGTAAAAAGATCTGAAGTTTTATTAAATAAAGAATTACAAGAAAGAATTGAAAAATATCAACTTCATATTGAAACATTGATAGAAATAAATGAAAAATATTCAGATACTATAGGAAAATTAAGAGCACGGCTTAAGGAATTAATAGTTAAATGAACTTAAAATTTGTTAAAGAATATTTAACAAATGTTAATTGGATTAATAACAAAGATTGGCAAGTAGAAGGAAATATCAAAAAATTATCTAATCAATATTATAAATTTGATATAAGTTTTTTAAAAGATTTTACTGATAAAAAAGGTAAACTTGTTAGCTCTAAAAGTCAGGCTGATAAAGTCTTATTTGAAGACGATATAAATTGGATATTAGTAGATACACAAGGAATCATCAAACATATGAAAGAACATAGTTTAAAAGAAGTAAAACTAGAAGAATTGATTAAGAACATAGACTGGAATATTATCTTACCTAAAAAATAGTGCTATAATAGGCATAAATATGCCATTAAAAAAGATACCTTTACCTCCAGGCTTTGATAAGAATGATACTGCATCTCAAGCAGAAGGTCGCTGGATAGATGGAGATAACATACGTTTTCAATATGGATCACCTGAAAAGATAGGTGGCTGGGAACAAATTAATTCATCTATATTAGTAGGAGCAGCTAGAGACATACATTCTTATTTTGATTTAACTGGTAGACGTTACGTGGTTATTGGAACAAATAAAGTTTTATATGTTCTTTTTGAGGAAGTATTTTATGATATCACACCATTTAAAACAGCACTAACAAGTTGTACCTATACATCAACTACAAGTTCTACAACTGTAACTATTAATAAAAATTCTCATGGTTTATTGGTTGGTGATTTAGTTAATTTTTCAAGTGTAACAACGCCAGGTTCACCTACAACAAGTTTTACATCAGCAAATTTTACAACTAATTCATTTGAAGTTAAAACAGTACCTACTGCAAATACATTTACAATTACTATGCCTGCTACAGAAACAGGAACAGGTGTAACAGCAGGTGGAACAATTACAACAAACCCTTACGTTACAGTAGGCCCTATTTCTTCTACATTTGGTTATGGTTGGGGGGCAGGAACATGGGGATTAGAT